AAGCACCAGGTCCTCAACCTTTAAAAGATTGTATACATAAATTAAAAGGTATGTTGGATGCAAAAGAAGACGGTGAAAAATTAACACCAATTGAAGTTCATGATATGGTTTGTCATATTGCAGATGCTGTGTTAGCTGGTGGTATCCGTAGAGCGGCACTTATCTCTTTATTCAGTGCTGACGACAACGAAATGATTTCTTGTAAATCAGGTTCTTGGTGGGAAAAAAATCCACAAAGAGGTAGAGCAAACAATTCAGCAGCACTTGTTAGACACAAGATTACAAAAGAATTCTTCATGGATTTATGGAAACGTGTTGAAGCGTCAGGAGCAGGTGAACCTGGTATCTATTTTACAAACGATAAAGATTGGGGAACAAACCCATGTTGTGAAATTGCATTGAGACCAAACCAATTCTGTAACTTATGTGAAGTAAATGTTTCTGACATTGAATCACAAGAAGACTTAAATGCTCGTGTTAAAGCTGCGGCGTTCATTGGAACACTTCAAGCGGGTTATACTGACTTTCATTACTTGAGAGACATTTGGAGAAGAACAACTGAGAAAGATGCGTTGATTGGTGTATCTATGACAGGTATTGGTTCAGGTGTAGTTTTAGGATATAATATGAAAGAAGCTGCGAAAGCGGTTAAAGAAGAAAATACAAGAGTTGCTGAATTGATTGGCATTAACAAATCAGCTCGTATGACAACTGTAAAACCTGCAGGAACAACCTCATTAACTTTAGGGACATCATCAGGAATTCACGCTTGGCACAACGATTATTACATCCGTAGAATCCGTGTAGGTAAAAACGAATCAATTTACAGTTACTTATTGAACAATCACCCTGAATTGGTTGAGGATGAATTTTTCCGTCCACACGATACAGCGGTTATTTCGGTACCACAAAAAGCACCTGAGGGTTCAATCTTAAGAACCGAAAGTCCATTCCAATTATTGGAACGTGTTAAAAAAATTACACAAGAATGGGTTAAACCTGGACATAGAAGTGGTTCAAACAGTCACAACGTATCTGCAACAATTAGTTTAAAACCTGAAGATTGGGAATTAGCTGGCGAGTGGATGTGGGAGCAGAGGGACTATTATAATGGATTATCGGTACTTCCGCACTCCGAACATAGTTATAAACAAGCTCCATTTGAAGATTGTACCGAAGAAGAATTTGAAAGATTATTCTCAAAACTTCACTCAATTGATTTAAGTAAAGTTATTGAGTTACAAGATAACACTGATTTGAGCGGAGAATTGGCTTGTGCTGGTGGAGCTTGTGAGATTAAATAATAGACATATAAATATTGATAAATTAAACAAGGGGGAAGACATTCCCCCTTTTGATTTTTATATTGAAAACGGAAAATATGTTTTTACTGAACATTATCATTTAAAAAGAGGTAGTTGTTGTGGTAATGGATGTAAGCATTGTCCATACACACCAGTACACAAAAAAAGAAATACTACTATATTTATAAACAATGGCTAACGGTGTAACATATGGTATTAATTTTCCTTTTAGAGATTCTTTTAGGGGGGATTACTTACAATTAACGGAATTAGAGTCGCAAGAAATTAAAGCTGACTTGATGTTGTTATTGTTGACAAGGAAGGGTTCAAGATATTATTTACCACAATTTGGTACAAGATTATATGAATTTCTTTTTGAACCTTTTGATGGAATTACCTTTGATGCTATTGAATCTGATATCAGAGACTCTATTGAAACCTTTATGCCAAACTTATTGGTTAATAGTTTAAGTATTACACCCGCTGACCCACAGGAAGAAGCAGATATCGCTACAGGTCAAAACGTTGTAGGAACAAGTGAATCGTCAATTTACCGATTTCCCGGTAAAGGTACTTCAGAGTACACAGCAAAAATAAGATTAGATTACTCAACAAATGGTTCAACATATGCTCAGAGTGATTTTGTAATTATAAATATTTAATATAAATGGCAAATAATAGAATATCGTACGCATCTAGGGATTATCAGTCAATCAGGACCGAGCTCTTGAATTATACTAAAACTTACTATCCTGACTTAATCCAAGACTTTAACGATGCTTCGGTCTTTTCCGTATTCATTGATTTAAATGCTGCTATTGCTGATAACTTACATTACAACATTGACCGAAGTATTCAAGAAACTGTTTTACAATATGCTCAACAAAGGTCATCAGTTTATAACATTGCCAGAACCTACGGTTTAAAATTACCAGGACAAAGACCATCAGTTGCTTTAGTCGATTTCTCAATTACGGTTCCCGCTTTTGGTGATAAAGAAGATGAAAGATATCTTGGAACATTGACAAGAGGTTCACAAGTTGTTGGTGCCGGAGTTGTATTTGAAAATGTTTACGACATTGATTTTGCTTCACCATATAATTCTCAAGGTTTCCCTAATAGATTAAAAATACCAAACTTTAACTCAAACAATGTTTTAGTTAATTATACAATTACAAAAAGAGAAATTGTTGTAAATGGTATTACAAAAGTATTCAAACGAGTTATTGGGGCAAATGATGTTAAACCATTCTTTGAATTATTTTTACCTGAAAAAAATGTGTTAGGTATTACAAGTGTATTATTAAAGAATGGTACACAATATACAAACACACCAACAACTGCAGAGTTTTTGGGTGTTGATAATAAATGGTACGAAGTAGATGCCTTAGCTGAAGACCGAGTTTTTATTGAAGACCCAGCAAAGGTTTCTGACCAACCTGGTATCAAAGTTGGTAAGTACATCCAAACTCAAGATAGATTTATTACCGAATATACCCCTGAAGGGTTTAAGAAAATGACATTTGGTGGTGGTACAAATACCGCTCAAGACCAATTGAATCAATTCACAACTTTAGGTACAACACTAGAATTACAGAAATATTCAAATAACTTTTCGTTGGGTTCAACATTAACTCCAAATTCATCATTGTTTATTCAATATAGAGTTGGTGGTGGATTAGCAACAAACTTAGGAACAAACGTAATTAATCAAGTTGGTACTGTTTCATTCTTTGTCAATGGACCATCTGAAACAACAAACTCAGCGGTAGTTAATTCACTAAGATGTGTTAACGTAACTGCTGCGGTAGGTGGAGCGGGTATTCCATCGTTAGAGGAAATTAGAAATTATGTATCATTTAACTTTGCGGCTCAAAAAAGAGCGGTTACGGTACAAGATTATGAATCAATTATTAGAAACATGCCAGCTCAGTTTGGGGCACCCGCAAAAGTATCTATAACAGAAAATGATAACAAGATTTTAATTCAAATATTATCTTACGATACTTCAGGTAAATTAACCAATATTGTTTCAAATACTTTAAGACAAAACATTGCAAATTATTTATCAAACTACCGAATGATGAATGATTATATTTCAATATTCAGTGCTGAGGTTATTGACTTGAGTGTTGATATTGCAATTGTTTTAGATTCGGCTCAAAACTCAGGACAAGTTATTTCAAGTGTTATTGATAAAATATCCGCATACTTTAACCCTCTATCAAGACAATTAGGTCAGAATGTTTATCTATCCGAGATTAGAAGTATTATTCAAAATACAAATGGGGTATTAACCGTTTCAACTTTAGATGTGTTTAATGAAGTTGGTGGTCAATATTCGTCAGCTGAAACATCTATGGAATATTCAGACCCAGCATTAAAACTTATTGGGCCTGTTGATGATACCATATTTGCTCAACCATCACAAGTGTATCAGATTAGATACCCTAATAAAGACATTAGAGTTTCGGTTAAGAACTTCCAATCAATTACTTTTTCTTAACAAGTTTATTTATTTTTTCTTTGGATTATTATTTAATTGTGTGGGTTCACTTTAAAAATCCTGCATAAACTATTTATTAACTAAAGACATTAATGGGTCAATCATATAGAATAAGGACTGAATTAGGGGTTAACAAAACAATCAACATACAATTAGACCAAGAGTTTGAACAGTTAGAGATTTTATCTTTAAAAATACAACAAGAGGATGTCTATATAAGAAGTTGTGCGGACTACGGAGTTATTGTTGGTAGGGTTACTGCTAACAATGGTTTTGGACTACCAAACGCAAGAGTGTCAATATTCATACCTATTACTACGGTAGATGAATCAAACCCAATTATTTCAAGTATATACCCATATAAATCACCTTCAGATAAAAATGAAGATGGATATAGGTATAACTTATTACCTTATGAAAAATCTTATTCTACTCACGCAGCAACAGGTACAATACCATCAAGATTGGATGCACTAACAGGAACAACCGCTGTTGAAATATATGACAAATATTATAAGTTCACTGCCAAAACAAATGATAGTGGGGATTACATGATAATGGGGGTACCATTAGGGTTTCAAACTGTTGTTATGGATGTTGACTTGTCTGATATTGGGGAGTTTTCATTAACACCGCAGGATTTAATTAGAATGGGTCTTGCAACCGAGGCTCAAGTTGCAGGTAATCGTTTTAGAACATCAACAGATTTAAACTCATTACCTCAAATTATTAATTTAGTTAAAGGTATAGAAATTTCGCCACTTTGGGGAGACCCTGAAATTTGTGATATTGCAATTAATCGTCTTGATTTTGATTTAAGAGATAATGCAAATGTTAATATACAACCAACTTCGGTGTTTATGGGTTCTATTTATTCTACATCTGACGCTTATCGAGTTAGGAGAAACGCTAAACCCAAAGATGATATGGGTAATCTTTGTAGTTTACAATCAGGACCTGGCCAAGTATTGGCAATCAGACAAACTATCCAACAAGATACCACGGGTAAACCAATATTAGAACAATATCAATTAGAACAGGCCGGAAATATTATTGATGGTGATGGTGTTTGGTTAACTGAATTACCAATGAATTTAGATTATTATATAACTAATGAATTTGGTGAAAAAGTTATATCAAATGACCCAACCATAGGTATTCCAACTAAAGCAAAATATAGATTTAAAATTAAATGGACTCAACCAAACGCATTAACTGAACAAACAAGAAGACCATATTTTTTAGTTCCTAACATTAGGGAGTATGGTTGGAGTAATACTATAATTGACCCAAATTTACAAATAAATCCATCCTCTAATCTTAAATTGGCTGGTTCGTATTATTTTGGATTAGATTGGACAGGTTATACTAATACAAGTGCAGCAATAAATTGTGATGATACCTTTTACCAATTTGAATTTAATAAAGTGTATACTGTTTCAGGTTTAATTGATGAATTTAAAAATGGCGCTAAAGGTAGATTTAT